CCTTAGAGCCTTTTCTTGGGTGGTCAACCTTGTCTCTCATAATTCTAAGCTGGCATAGCTCGTCTATAAGCAATGGTATGTGTGGTCCGACTACTCTTTCTTCGGCAACAACCATTGCCATATCATCGTAATGTTTTTTAGCGACAGACAGAATTTCTGTATTGATGCCGTATTGTTTTAGTTGTTGCATCATATCATGTGAATTCCATCTGTCAAAGGTACATACACGAATTTTAAATCCTCTTGTTTTTAATGAAAGAATATAGTCTTTAACTTCTGTAAAGTCTACAGACTTATCTTTTGTTGGTGTCCAAAATCTTACTGCATCTATTTCAATAATTGGTGCAGGCTGTGAATAGGTATCTGTTACTTTTATGTTAACCCATTTGTTAACGTGAGCCATTGCAACTGCACAGTGGTCATGTTTTTGAGCAAGGTCAACGTGTATAAAGTATTCTTTATCTGGATCTGGTATAAACCATTCTTCTAATCTACCAAAGTTATCTACTGCTAGGTGGGCTTTATTAAAAGCCTTCTCAACCTTTTCTCTTGACTTAAAGAATGCATCAACTGCATCAGGTGGCATACATGCAAAACGTGATAAAGCGTCCATAGGGTTTGTAAAAAATGCAACCTTAAAGTCATCAATCTTTCTTACTGGATTAACTTCCCAAGTTGGTCTCTTTAAAGCGTATACTCTAGGAATTTTATATGAAAGGATATGGTCTTCCTCCCATTGAATCTCAAACTCATTTCCTACTGTTCCATCTGGTAGATCTTCATCCATCTTAAACCGATGATCACGAACAACTGTTTCAACGTCAGCTACGACGGCATTGTATCTTTGCTGAATATAATCGTTTTTGTATCTGGGGAATGAAAGCAAAATAACTTTGCCGAAGTCTGGAAAACGAGAGTCTACTGATGCACGATACATGTCATATATAGCCGCACCTGTTTTTGCTTGGTCGTGCCCTGTTGTATTTTCAATTGCAAAGCCAGAAATCTCATCTAGAATAACAACGATAACGTTATATCCTTCCCAGGCTTCACGCTCTGAGTGGCCTGAGTGTACTGTTATTGCTTTATCAAACTTAACTTCTGCTGCTTTGTCTGTGTATCTTCCTGCAAACCAAGGGGACTTTTCAATTCTTGTTTTAAATCCTTTAAAGAATACGTTGCTTGCCTGCTGAGAGTTAATAGCAATATTAATGATATCAATGCTATCTCCTGGAGGCTTTCCGTAATATGTGGCTGGGTCTTTTAAGCACAATAATAAATATACTATATAGGCAACTGCAATTGTTGAGCAGTAATCTTTTCCTGAACCTTTGCCAAGCTGAGCAACTACTTCATTTGCAGTTTGTTTAAATCTTATTCTTCCTTCTTCTTCTCCAAATAATTTGATAAGGGTTGAATCTTTATAAATTTGCGAGCTTTTTTCGATAAGCGTGTACTGATAGTCGGAAAGTTCTGGAAGCCCAAGGTATTCTGGACTTCTAACAAACGTTTTAAGATCGACTGGTTTTTCATCGAACTCCTCTCCATCAAGCATGTCGATAAGGTCGGTAAACTCAAACGACATCGGCTTCCTCTACTGGGACTGACTCGATTACTCCAGTTATTTGGGATAATCTCTTTGCAACTTCCATCTTACACTTAGGGCATGTTGATGTAGTTTCTTTTAAAATCTTAACAAGAATGTCTTGCTTGCGTTCTGTTTCTGCAATTTGAGATGCAATTTCATTATTTTCAAGGACGCCAATTGATTGAAGCATTGCAATTCTTTTAGTCTCTATGTCTGCAATAAGCTTTAGTGAACCAGATTTGACTGCTAACTGTCCAGATTGATCTGCATCTTCTACAGTCTTCCACGCTTCTTTAATAAGCATGGCATAGTGTTGATCCGCCCCTGAGATGGCTTCTCGGGCACGATCTCTGATGTTGCTATCATTATGTACAACGTCTTTCCAGTCATCGATTAGCTCAAGGACTTCCTTGCGCTGTATTCCTGTAATTGTGGAAATCTGTGTGGGTGTGCTTCCTTTTAGAAGTTCTTCAACTACCCTATTCATTCTGTCAAAACGTTCTGACAATTCTATTTCGCTCATTAATACAGTATACTTTCAGTCGACTAAAATGTCAATCAGAATTAGCCCTGGCAATCTTATATAGGACTAAATATCCAATTAAATCATCAATATCATTGTCTCCAGCATATCCTTGGTTATTCTTTACCCTATTTAATTTATCATCAATACGAACTTTTAATTGCTCTGTTGAGTCCGCCGTTGAAAATATTCTTGCTGGCTCAAGGGCAGAGTTGCCGTACGAGATATTCTTTTCAATTAACATATGTGCAATTTCATGGCATGCTCCCCAGATCTTATTACCTGCTGGTGCACCTACTGATCTTAAATATAAATCACTGCAATTAAAATTGTTGACATCCTCAAATACCGCCTTTAGCATCATCTTCTCCTAATTAATTGAAACTGTTCTAGATATCTCTGTATGGTCATAGCAGAGACTTTACATTCATCGGCAATTTCAGTTACCGTTTTCTTTTGAACCACATATCTTCTATGTAGCCAATCTTTACTTTGATATAACTTCATCGCTCTGTTAGTACTTTGTTAGCATAATGTGCAATACCAAAGCTATCTGCAACGTCAAAATCCACCACATTTAAATTATACTTCCTGTTAAAGTAGTCAGCAGTTCTCTGCTTTCTCATGTTCCTTAATTTGTTTTGATACCAGGAGTCGGCATAGCCTGGGTTAAGTGCTCTTATTGCCTGCTTCTCTTCTTTCGTTGGGTTCCTATTGCCGATGTATGCCTGCCAAGAGGATGGGGCTATTGTAATAACCTTTGCTCCAGTAGACATCAATTCTGCTATAACTACTCCATAAACATATGATAGTTTAATTACAGCATCTGCTGATTTTACAAACACAGCACCTTCAACGACAATATAGTCTGATCTTAACTCTTCAAGCATTGAATGCATTTTATTCTTTGCATCGTGTATCTTTTCATATATATCAAGGCCACGCAGTTCAATCTTGCCCCACTTTAATGGGACATCATTTTCCATCAAGCAAAAAGCAATAGAGTTTGTTGAAGCATCTATGCCAAGAACTCTATCTGCTTGTGTCTTTTTTAAACTAGCTAGCGTCATCAATCATCCTAAATAATTTATTTTTAATATCTATATTAATGCTTTTCTCACAAGTTGAGCATAGCATTGAATTGTTATACCTGCTTAACTGAGCTTTACATTTTGAGCAAGGCCTTGCAGCACCGCCCCTAATGGCTTTCTTTTCGTAATACTTTTCCATAATTCTTCTGTTGGTTGCAACACGGCAACACTCATCTGTACAGTATTTTTGATTGTGCGTCTTAGGCACAAAATCTTTTTTACATTCAGAGTTAGCGCAAATCATATATTAGATACCGAAAACAAATCAATTTCAACAGTGCCTACAGGTCCACCCTTTGCGTAGCACTCCTTCTTAACTGGGCAGTAAGTACAAGGCATCTTTGATTTAGTAGCACCTTCAGGTCTTTTTGGAAGATCCCCATCTTTAAAATTATCCCAGACTTCGCACATCCAGGCAAAGGTCTCCTCGATAATCCTTGTATTCTTTTCGTTCATAGAAATTGGAATAACTAGGACTTCTTGAGTATTCTTATTCTCATACAGAAAGAATCCTTCTTTAGCATTCTTCAGTTTCATGTAGGTAAGAAGTTGTAGCATGTGGTTGTCTGTAGGCTTCATCTCTGATTGTCTGGCGTCCCACACCTCTTGCTTTGCCGTTTTAATTTCACCAATTACTGTTTCGCCATCGTACTCCATAATAAGATCTATAAAGCCTCTGATTGGTGGATACTCATTAATAATTTCTTCTTCTTCCGCTCTCCACTCTGGCATAGTAGAAATAAGCTTCTGTAGTCGCTCATGCGCCTGAGTTCCCTGTGCCATATTAGCAACAGCAACTGCATCGTTATCATCAATAAAGACTGCGCCAGAAAATGCCATGTACCAGTATCTAGGACACTTACCATGACCATAACCTAACGAACTTGGACTAAACGACTTCTTGGTCATCTCTCCGTCTGCTCGTTTAGTATTACGATATGACTCATCAAGTAACTGAGCAAACAACTCAGGATCAAAAAACTTTCCTGTGTGCTTTTTAAATTTAAGGTTTCTTACAATTTCTCTAGCCATTTATGAGTTATACCTAACGACATACTTAAGTGCATCTACAAGTTTGTCTATGGACTCTTTTACTGAATAATACACGTTCTTTTTATTGTTATTTACTGTGCCCGCTTTATCCTTAGCAATAGTTGAATAGATAGAAGACATTACTGCAAACTTAGTTGACATAGCCTGTAGTTCCATAATAAGCATAGGAGCCTTTGCCGAAGGCACATCGGGGTTCATAAGAAGCTTTACAACAATAGCCAAAGTTTTATCTAAGTGCTCATCCTTCATAAACTCATGAAGATCATTGAACTCTGTTATGTCGCTGATTAGCTCAAGAGTATTTTTATCTTGCGTCATTTTTAATATCCTTATCTAGTTTGTCTATAAATAAACCCAGTGGGTAGCCGATCAAAAATCCTATTGCAATACCGCAAATTAAAAATAGTTCCACTAGTGGTTCTCCTCATAAAACTGGATCAGCTCTTCAAGAACTGACCACTCAATAATGCCTAGTCTAACCTTAGACTCTGCCCCAATAATAATCTTTAATGCTGGATGCATATCTCTATTTACCTTAAAGGTGTCTGTACAAATCTTTGCCCAGTTATCTTTGTTTAAAGTAAAGGATGTTCCAGCCTCTTTATAATCTACAAGGAATTGCTTCCATTGAGCATCACCTTTCTGGTAATCCCCTCTTCCGCTGTTCTTCTGAGCCTTAGCCCCGTCACGCTTTACTTCTGCTCTCTCTGACATTATCCCACCGAATAAGAATTCTTATGTCCGTCTGGACATTCCCAAGATATCGTTGTAGTAACTGCATCCCAAAAATATTCTGTTGAATCCTTTTCACACTTACTACATGGCTTTGATCCGCCTATTTTCTCAAGCTCTGGAGAAAAGATACGCTCTGGTTGATTAAGAAACTCATTAATGTTTGGCATTTATCTCGCCTATTAATTTGTCTACAACATCTGGATTTTCCTTTAAATACGCTACAGCCTTTGCACGTCCTTGAAAACGTTCTCCATTTACTGTATACCATGCTCCACCCTTTTCTACTATGCCGCACATTTCAGCAACATCTAAAGTTTCTCCAACACTGTCTACACCAAGAACGTTCCCTTGATAGTAGAAGTCGTATTGTCCCGATAGATTTGGGGGGCCGAGTTTGTTGTAATCAACAATCCAGT